TTGGAATTGGAGATAATTCGCCAACAAGAGAACTATCTTTGAAAAAGACAACAGACCATTCAATTATGTCAATTACTACAGGTACAGGTAATCTTGCTGGTATTGTCTTGGGAGATACAGGTGCTGATGACCAAGGTGGTGTTATTTATAACAATAGTGGAGATTATCTATACTTTAGAACTGGCGGTGCTGAAAGACTTCGTATTTTAAATGGTGGAGGTTTAACTTTCAATGGAGATACAGCAGCAGCTAACGCACTTGATGATTACGAAGAAGGTACATGGACTCCAGATTTAAGAAGTGGAACTACATCACTTTCTACACAAACATGGCAATATGGACCAACAGCAACTTATACAAAAATAGGAAGATTAGTATATATACATATGTCAGGTAAGCTAAGTTCTGTAGCAGGAACTAATTCTTACGAATTAAGAGTATTTGGTTTGCCTTACTCCCCTCATAGTACGGGAGGTTATCAAGAGTATAGAATTAATTTTATTTTAGGAGACCAACCCAATACATCAGATAGCGATTCTGTATTTGGATTTATAAGAAACGGTGGTAGTGACATTGGTACTAGAATTTTAGATGGTGGTGACACAATTTTCAGTACGAATAGAATTGATAGTAATACATTTATGAGTTTCTGGGGAGCTTATTTCACAGATTCATAATATAAGGAGAAAAAAAATGGCAATAACAAAAGAAATAATAGAAGATAAAATAGAAATTGTAGGAGACTACAAAACTATACAGGTAAGAACAGCTACAGTCTTTAAAGAAGATGGTGTAGAGATTTCAAGGTCTTTTCATCGCCATGTGTTGACACCAGGCACAGATCTTTCTGATCAATCAAAAGAGGTGCAAGGTATTGCAGATGCAGTTTGGAATGAAGATCTTATAGCTTCTTATAATGAATTTATAGAAAATCAAAATTTAAATAACAAATAGCAGAAATGGCTAATACTAAGATCACATCAGATAACCTAGATACTCTAACAACCTTAACGGTTGATGATATTACTATTGATGGCTCTACTATTTCTGATAGTGGTAATTTAACTATTGATGCTGGTGGGGACATAATCTTAGATGTTGATGGAGCAGATGTATTTTTTAAAGATAATGGTACAACATTTGGACAAATAAGAAATGCTAGTAATAATTTAAGAATACAAAGTTCTATACAAGATGCTGATATTGTTTTTAGAGGAGATGATGGTGGCACAAATATAACTGCCCTCACACTTGATATGTCTGATGCAGGTGCCGCTACTTTTAATGCAGGTGTTACTGCAACAACTGGTACTTTTTCAGGAGCAGTTACAGCTTCATCTGTGACAACAACCGCAGGATTTTTAGGGGGTTCAAATGGTGGTATAAGAATACACTCAGGCGGTACTAAATTCTTTAATATAACAGCAGCAAATGCAGCAAGAGACAATCACATGGATATTGGTGCCTCAGATGCTAGATTTAAAGATTTATATATTGGAGGAGCAGTCAAAAATTCTAGTACAGTATCACTTGATGCTGGTAATGCTGAAATACACTTTTTATCCTCAGGTACAACATTTGGTAAAACTTATGTATCAAGTGGCGACTTTTATTTTAACAATCCAACACAAGATAAAGACATAGTACTCGTAGGAGATGACGGTGGTTCAAGTGTTGAAGCACTAAGAATTGATATGTCAGAAGCAGGAGATGCAACTTTTAATAGAAAGGTTGGGATCGGAGCATCACCATCTTATTTTCATGATGTTAAAGTGCCCACAGCAGTAGCAGGAAGTTCACAGATAGTCCAAAGAATTTGGAGCGAAAACCAAGGTTGGGCAGCAGAAGCTCTTACAGAATATTATACAGATTTAGCTAGTGCAGGATACCCAAGAGCACAAATAGGATTTTACAGAGGTGATACAAGCAATAATGATTCCTCTGGCTTTATTGTTAAAACTGGAACCTCTAGTTCAGGTATGTCAACAAGGTTTAAAGTTACCGCAACAGGCATGGTGGAAATGCCTGAACAGCCAGCATTTATGGCTAAATTAACTAGCTCTCAAACGATAACTGGTAGTTATGTTACAGTAGGTTTTAATTCAGAAGCTTTTGATAGAAAAAACAATCATTCTAACGGAGTATTTACTGCTCCTCATGCAGGCGTTTATTTATTTGGAGCAAACTTTTTAGTTTATCCTTGGACTACTGGTATTTTTAATTTTGCTTTCTATAAAGACGGAAGCAATTACTCAAGCACAATTCAAGCTGGTGCACAAGCTCAGTCACATAGTAATGTCAGCCATCAATGTTTAATTGAATGTAATGCAAATGATGAAATAACCGTAAGAGTAATGGGTAGCTCTATGGATGCTAATGCAACAGTATACGGTGGTCAAGCATATTGGTGGGGGTACATGGTAGGATAATGAGTAATACAATAACCGAATCAGTTATAGGTGTTGCAGATAAAGTTCTTGGTAAATTTGTAGCTGACAAAGATCTTAAAATGAAACTTGAGCATGAGCTCAAGACTGAACTACATAGAGCAAACTTAGCTCAAATATCTGTCAATAAGATAGAGGCAGAACATAAATCTATTTTTGTAAGCGGCTGGAGACCGAGTGTTGGATGGACTTGTTCAATATCTATGCTATATCACTTCTTACTCGCACCTATGATACAATTTGGTGTAAATATAGCTGGTGTTGATGTAGATCTTCCCGAGTTTGATTTTACTCAATTATCTACAATTCTTATGGCTATGCTTGGAATGTCGGGCTTAAGATCATACGAAAAAATAAAAGGTGTCAGCAGGGATAGTTAATGTGGCAGGATTTAAACTTACAACTTTTTCAGGACTCAATAAAAAAGTATCACCAAGACTTTTACCAGAGGATGTGGCTCAAGATGCACAGAATGTCTTTTTAGACTCTGGTCGTATTGAAGGATTAAAAACAGACAACAATCATAGCTCAGAGCCAAGCTCTCATCCAGCATCTCATATCTCTTCAAGCACAAGAACAATATTTAGAGCTACAAGTTCTAATTGGCTAACCTTTACAGATGATGTAGATATTATCAAAAGTCCAATCAAAGAAGATTCTTTTAATAGATTTTATTTTACTGGATCAGGTGGTTTTCCAAAATACGGAGGACAATCTAATTTAATTTCAGGATCAGGACCATATCCAGCAGCTTCTTTTAGGTTGGGTTTACCCAGACCGGGTGCAATAACCTCTATATCTGTTGATAATTCTACAGCAGCCTCAGGTGCAGCAACAAACTCAAGAGCATATATTTACACAGAAATTACAACCTTTGGTGAAGAGGGTCCACCATCTTCTGTTGATTCTACTCAAATAGTAGATGCACCAAACGGTGCTACTGTTACTATAGCTTTGCCAGCCGCATCAAGTGGCAATCTTTCTATTTCAAAAAGAAGGATTTATAGAACAGATGTGAATGGTGTTTTTAGATTTGTTAAAGATGTTAGTGGAACTTCTTCAGGAAGCACAACAGAGGCGGTTTTAGATGACCTTTTAGGAGAAGAAATAGAATCAGCAGACAATCTTGCACCACCAGATGATGTGTCAAGTGATCATCCAGATGGTCCTATGCTTGGAATTACAGCTATGCCTAATGGGATTACAGCTGGTTTTGCAGGTAACACTTTATTATTTAGTGAAGCATTCTTGCCTCACTCATACCCTTTACAAAATCAACTCACAACAAAGGATGATATTGTTGGACTAGCATCAATAGCCTCTGGTCTGTTAGTTACAACCAAAGGTAAGCCATTGATGGCATCAGGAACAGATCCATCAGCTATGGCTATGGTAGAAATAGATGCCAATCTTCCTTGCACAAATAAAAGATCTTTAGTAGATATGGGAGAATATGCTATTTATGCATCTCCAGACGGTTTAGTATTAGCTTCAAATTCTGGAATACAGCTAATAACTCAACAAATATTAACGAGAGATCAATGGCAATCAGAATATTATCCTACAAATGTAGAAGCATATGAATACGAAGGAAAGTATATTGGTTTTACTTTCGATGGATCTGATAACTCAACCAAGAAAGGATTTTTGTTTGATCCAAGGGGCGGTAAAAATGCCTTTGTAAATTTAGATTTTTATGCAACTGCTGGTTTTAACGACAGAGAAGAAGACAGTCTTTATCTTGTAATAGATGGTGTGTTAAAAGAATTTGCTACTAATTCAACTAGAAGATCATATTCTTGGAAGTCAAAAGTTTTTTATACTAATAGACCTATATGCCCCGGTGTGGCAAAAGTAAGTGCAGATTCTTATAGTTCATTAACATTCAAACTTTTTGCTGATGGTTCTCTCAAACATACACAAACAGTAACAAGTGCAAATATATTTAGATTACCGGGAGGATATCAAGCTAAATCTTTTGAAATACAACTTGAGGGTACTGATACTATCAATGAAGTTTGTGTTTATGAAAGCCCACAGGAGATAACATAGTGGCTAACAATCTTCTTCAAAAGAAAAGAATTAGAAAAGGTGCAAGAGGATCTTTTAATGTTCCAAGAGATTTTAGTGCCGAAGGTAAAAGATTTGCTCAGTCAGTTGTAGATAATTTACAACAACTTACTGGGGAGAAGGGTGATGACCTAGACAGAGCTGTTACATTTAATGATCTAATAAATGCTGGAATAGCAAAAAAACAATTTTTAATTACAGAAGGCGGTTCAGACTTTGTAATAGGTCAAGGAGATGAACAAGGTGTTGAGACTCCTACAGCTCCTAGTGGTGCATCGGCAAGCGGAGCTTTTCAAAATGTTTTAATATCTTGGGACTATCCAAGCTATGCTGGACATTCTCATACAGAAATATTCGTGAGTACAACGAATGATTTTGCTTCAATTGAAATTAGTAAGGGCAGAGGTTCTCCAAAATTTTTAGGACAAACAACGGCTTCTGTTTTTACACATCAAGTCTCACAAGGTCAAACAAGATTTTATTTTATTCGTCATGTAAATCGTAACGATGTTGCAGGACCAGCACAAAGCACTTCAGGACTTTCAGCAACTACTTCTTTAATTAATACTTCTGAAATAGCAGATAATCTTATAACAGCAGCAAAGCTTGTAGACGGAGCAGTAGAAGAAGTAAAAATAGCAACTGATGCTGTAACAAATGCCAAAATAGCAGTCAATGCAATACAGGGTGATGTTATTGCTGCTGGTGCAATAGTAGAATCAAAACTTGGTGTTGATGCTGTTACCAATGCCAAACTTGCAGATAATGCGGTGCAGACTGCACAGCTTGCTGATAATGCAATCACCTCCACAAAAATTACAGATAATGCAATAACAACAGGAAAAATAAATGCAAACGCAATAACTACAGCAAAAATCAATGCTGGTGCTATTACAGCTGACACAATTGCTTCAAATGCAATTACCGCTGTTAAAATAAATGCAGATGCAATTACATCTGACAAAATACAAGCTAATGCTATTACCAGTGCAAAAATAACAGCAGGTGCAATAGTTGCAGGAAAACTTGCAGCAAATAGTATTGTTGCATCTAATATACAAACCAATGCAATTACATCTGACAAAATACAAGCTAATGCAGTAACAGCTTCAGAGATAGCGGCTAACACAATAACGGCTTCAGAAATGGTGGCGGGTACTATTACAGCGGCTTCTGGAATTATTGGAGATGCAGCAATACTTTCTGCAAAGATTGCGGATGGTGCAATTATAAATGCAAAGATCGCAGATGCAGCTATAGACAACGCCAAAATAGCGAGCCTTGATGCATCAAAGATAAATGCAGGTTTTATTAACGCTGACAGAATACAAATAGATGATGTAACTCTTGATACAGATGGTCAAGGCAGATTAATTCTTGGAAACTTTGATGCATTTTCTCATGTTAATACTGGTTCAGTTGGTTTCATTGGAGGCACATCTGGTCAAAACGAATCAGATAATGGTCAAAGTATTTCTTTTTCAGAAATTCAAAGAACATCATACGGAGCTAATGGTTTTCCAAAACATATTGCAGGGGAGTCATCTACTTCTGCAAGCCCATCAATATCACAAGGAGATGTAGTGGGAGATCAAGGATCAGCAGTTCCTTTATTTAGTTTTAATTTTACTACAGCTGCTTACTCTGGAAATAGAGATTTTTTAATTATGACTGGTCTTGATTTTACAGGTAGTAGTTCTTCTACTTCTGAGTGTGTCTTTGCGGTTGCAATGAAAGCAACAACATCTGCCACAGACTTTAGATCTACTACAAACAGTCATTATGTTTTTACAGACAAAATTACCTCTTCAGGAAGTCATTCTTTGGGAGTGCATAATTTAAATGCAAAAGTAAGCTTGCCAGGTAACACAGAACATTACATTTGGTGTTTTGGTATTGGTGATGATGGGGTTTCAAGTTATAAATCTGGTTTTATAAATGTATTAGGATTAAATAAATAATATGAAAGAATTTTGGGATGACATTATTGATAAAAGGAATTCAAAGCTAAGAGATTCTGACTGGACACAAATACCAGACAGTCCTTTAACTGCGGAAAAAAAATTAGAATGGGCAACTTATAGACAAGCTCTTAGAGATATACCAAATAATTTAAGAAATCATGATAATTATGTAAGCGATGAAGAGAGTCATCCATATAATGGATCTATAATGGATTGGTCTTTTCCAACAAAACCAGTGGATTAGACCTTTGATACATATAATAAAAAGTGATATCTTACAAGAAAAATGTTGACTCAAGCTGATGTAAGAGTTTATTGGGATTCCATAGAGCCTGGTTTGCGGGAAATAAAAAATCAAGCAAAACCAGAGTGGAGACCAGAAGACATATATTCAGTCTTATTAAATGGTATAGCAGAGCTGTACATAGATATTGAGCAAAAACCTTGTGAAAGCTTTATAATATTACAAGAGAAGCCTAATATCTTTCAGCCATCTAAATCATTATTAATATGGGTTGCATACGATAAAAGAGGCAAGGCAGCAGATCAGTACATGGATTACATAGAACAAATGGCTAGAGAAAAAGGTTGCAACAAGATAGAGTTTTGGACTCCATGGATTTCTTTAGCTGAAGCTCTTACAATCAGAGGTTATAAAGTAACTAATTATTTAACGGAGAAAGAAATATAATGTCAGGCGGTGGCGGCGGATCAACACAAATAAAAGATTCAGAATCAACAAAAAAACTTGCGAATATTGCTGCAAGAAGATTTAATTTATATCAGCAATACTATGTTCCTCTTGAAAATCAATTTATTGGAGAGGTTCTTAATTTAACAAGTGTAGGAAAATTTGCAGATGTAGCTGGTGTAGTTTCAGCATCACTAAATCCAGAATTTCAAAATGCAAGAAATATGGTTATCAACAGAATGACATCTTCTGGTGTAGATCCAAGTAGTGGTAAATTTAGAGCAAATGTAAGCAATATTACAAATGTGCAAGGATCTTCTATTGGCAGAGGTTCAGCAGCTGGTCAATCAGCACAGCTAGATAGATACTATCAAGGATTAGAAAATATTGTTGCAATAGGTCAGGGTCAAGCTGGAACTGCTATGTCAGGTTTAGGTGATGTTGCGACACTTGCAGGTAATGTTGCTAGAGGAGAGGCAAGAGCAGGATTAACAGACTATACAGCTAGACAACAAGCTGTAGGAACGGCAGTAGGAGCTGGTGTTGGCTACGGTATGGGAATGGGGTTATTCGGATAATATGTTTGAAGATTTTTATTCATCACTACCGGGCAGAAGCATGGGACTGTTTCCAAACACCCCTTCATCTGGATATACATATGTAAATCCATACAGAAGTGGTGATCAGGCTGCACAAGAAACTCTAGCAGATCTATACGAGGCTGAGTTCCAAGATTATCTAAATAGATTTTTTCCAATAGAACAAGATTTAATTTTTCAAATGACAGAAGGATTTGGAAACTTGCAAGCAGAGGAAATAAATAGAGCTCAGTCAGCAGTAGCTAGACAGTTTGCAACTGCACAAGGTACTGAAACAAGAAGGCTTGCTTCTTATGGTTTAAGTCAAGATAATAGAGATCTAATGTCTGATTTTAATAGAACACAAACATCATCATTAGTAGCAGCAAGAAACTTTGCAAGAGAAAGATCAGAGCAAAGAAGACTTGAAATATTAAGTGGTGGATTAGGAAGCTCTTTAAGAGATAGAGCAGTTACAGGAGCAGCATAATGGCAAAAGGATTAGGATTACTCGGAACTGGACTAAAAACCAAAGAACAAGCAATGAGAGGACTGTCCAAAGTTGCAGAGGAAGAATCAAGAAATACTATTCTTCAAGAACAAATAGATGCACAAATGAAAGCAGCAGAACTTAATCAAGCTTCAACCCTTACAGCAGCTGGTGGTGCAATAGGTGGATACATGGCAGCAGGTGGTAAGATGGGTTCTATTGCAGGACCGGGCGGAGCAGTTATAGGAGCACTTGCTGGATTTTTATTCAGTAAGTTATTTTAATTATGAGTTTTTCATCAGGATTTAATGCAGGTTATAGCGTATTTACAGATTTCGCCAAACTTGGTATGCAGAAAGAAAGAATGCAGATGGAGGAAGATGTAGAATTTGGTTTCTATTCTGACAAAGATGGAAACAGAGTAGATAAATCTGAAGTCTTTAATGAACAAGGAGATCTTTTGGAGGGATTTACTTTTAATCCGGGCAGATCTCAAGTAAGAGCAGAACAAATAGATGATCTTAGCTACAAAAATTCTGATGCATATAGAGAGCTTTCTGAAAAAATAAGAACATCACAATTAAATAATACAAATCAAATAGCTGAGTCAAGAAGAATTATGAATATGAAAAATCTTGGCGAGGCAGAGGCTACTGCATTATATGGTTTTTATGAAGAATTTAATCCTATATTTGAAGATCCAAATGAATTCCAATCTTTTTCTCAGCCAAAAAAAGACTTCTTCTATCACAAAATTGCAACTCATGCTCAAGATATACAAGACAGATTTGGCTTTAGTCCTTTAGATATATTTAAAGATCAAATGATTCCGGGATATCAAACAGCAGCAGAGCTTACAAATATGATACAAAAGAATCCGTCTTCAATAGAAACACTCGACCTTCAAAGTTATTCAGAGGGTCTTAATAGTTTGTTTAGTTTACAGACTGACAAGTTCAAGGGTAAAAAATTTAAACAAGGAGACAGAGAGGGCACTATAGAAAGTGTATCTTTAGATTTTTCAGACTATCAAATAGATCCTGATACTAATAGAGTAATCTTAAATGCTAACTATACTGTAAATTTTGGTGAAGATAATGTAGAGACAATCCCCGGTGTCTTAAATGATACTAATAGAAGTGTTGTAGATCCAAGTCTTGCACCTGATGACAGAGTTGCACTTTCTCTTACAGATTTATTAGATCAAGCAAGTGCAGGTACAGCTCTAATTGCTCAAATGATTAGTGGTGATAATTTAGCAGTTATAGAATCTTTTAGAGAGTCTGAAAAACTAAAAGCAACACTATACGACAGATTAGATGTTGGTGTAGCCAATAGAGTTGATTCTCAAGTTGCTCAAATATACGCAAATGAAATTTCTAGCATTTCTTCAAGATTCAAAGCTGCAACAATTGATATTTCATATCAAGAATTATTTGATGCAAAAGGCGGTGGCAATCAAACTCTAATAGACAGAAAAGAAGAACAAGTTGTAACTGCAATATTAAATAATTTATCTCCCACAGATAGAAACAAACTTCTTGTCAGAGACGAAGAATCAAATTCAGGATTTAAAATTAGAAGAAATGATAAAGATGAAATTATGCCTTTCTATGATTTTAAATTTTTAGTTCATAGATCTAAAGATGTAATTAGAGAACAGCTTCTTTCGGGTGCATCTCCAAACATAGTCAACAACCCATTTGTAAATGAGGTGGACAATAACGCAGTTTTTAGTTTTGAAAACCTTCCTGAATTTAATTTTAATTCAGACTTACAAGCAATAGAAGATGCAGTAGATCCGAGCACTTACAAATTTTTAGAAGAATTTCTTCTTGAAAGTAATGCAGATATCAACACAGCAAATATGCTAAGTGCGATGCAGATAATTGAAAGAACTACACCCGGTGGCATAAAGGCAAGGGGAGAATAGAGTGTGTCTGAAATCAATGCAAATGAACTTTTAAAAAAATATCAAGAGTCTCAAGGTCTTCTTGAAGAAGAAAATATTGATCAAACAGATCAACAAACTAATCAACCACAAGAACCAAATATACAAACATCTTTCAATGAAGATGCTCTTGTAAAAAAATTTAAAGAAGCACAAGTTGATACCCCATCAAGAACAGTATGGAAAACTATACAAGATTATAGTGGTGCAGGTGTAAGAACAGCTTGGAGTCAAAGCTCTCAAGCAATGAGCAGCCTTTTGTTGGAAGATGAATTTGCAAAGTTAGATGCAGCAAAAGGTAAATATGGCGTTGGTGATTTTGTTTATGATGTTTTTAAAACTGCTCTAAGTAATCCGGGCACTAGCCCTTTAGGAATGGTGGGGTCATTTAGTGAACAAAATGAAAATGTTCAAAAACTTAGAAAATCTAGAAAGGTATCTCATTCAAATGCATATGAAACAAACGAAGAATATAGAGCGGAGGTAGATAAATTAGAAACCGATCTTGCTGAAGTATTTGACAAAACTGTTGGTGCAAAAAAAAGAAAATTACAGCAACAATTTGATAAACACGGTTACAACGATTTAAATCAAAATGTTGTTCAAGGTTTGGCATCTACAGCAAACTTTATACCCTTTGCCATAGCAACATACGCAACCAAAAATCCAAAAGTTTTAGAAACCTACATTGGTTTAATGGGCTTACAATCTAAAGGACTTGCTTTTTCAGAGGCAATAGAGGATGGAGCAAGTTATTCACAAGCCATGTCTAATTCAAATATAAACGGTATTGTTGAATCTGCTTTAGGCAGATTTGGTTTTGGTCCTAATAGCAAGTTTATGAGAAGTTATATTTCTGAAAATGACGGAGCTATGAAACAAATGCTCAAGCAAGTACCAGTAAGTGTTCTTACAGAATTGGGTGCAGAAAACGCAACAACACTTCTACAAGAAACATCAGGTCTTTTGCATGGCATTCAAACAGAATTAAAAATTGCATTAGATAATCAGGACAATCCAGAGTATAGAGGACCAACTGCAAGAGAATTGGTTGGAGAATATTTCCAAGCAACAACTATAGCAACCTTGGTTGGCACAGGTGGAACAATAACATCTACTGGTGCAATAAAATATACTGGCGATACATTAGTAAAAATGGGCGAAGCCGGGATAAAAAAAGGAAGCGAATTTTTAGAAAGCCACAACAAGGTTGTTAAAAATGTTACAAAGTCAAACAGAGTCTTAGATAGGCTTACTTTAGATCCACTAGACGAGGCATCTTTTGAAGAGTTTTTAAATGATGATTCTTACATAGATCACATAGCTAGACAAATAATTCAAATAGAAATTGAACATGACGGACCGAAAGTTAAAAAAGTTAAGTTTCCAAAAATGGACAAACCTCTAAGACCTAGACAATTATTGCAAAAAAGCATAGATCCAAATTTTGAAGAAAAAGGGGAGCTTGCATTAGCTCTTGGTGTTGATAAATTGCCTCTCAATGTTTTGAAGAAAGGCGGACTTAGAAGCATGGATGATGTAATTTTAGACTTGCAAGAGCAAGGATTTATTCCTCCTATGGAAATTTTAGCACCGGGCAAACCATCTCCTGATCTAAGAGAGGAGGCTTATAAGATTATAAGCAGAAACGAGCCAAGTGAATTTGATATAACAAGAATAGCAGATTTTGAAAATGCATTTGATTTTGCAATGCTGAGATATCTAAACCAACAAACAGAGTCCCTAAATATAAACCAAATTAGATCTAAAAACAGATTAAAAAGAGATGATGTGGAAGAGTCCTTGTCAAGATTAGAAGACAGAGGTGAGGTGTTTGAAGACAATGATGGCTTCAGAATAAGCCGTCCTACTGATGAACAAGTTCCAATAACTATGGACACTATACCAGCTACTTTAGAGGATACTCTTGATGTACCAGAAATAAGCGATGAAGTTATTGATTTTGAAAATGCAATTGATATGGGTATGTTTAATCAAATATTATCAGCACCAAAAAGAAAAAAAACAAACAAAATAGTTGATGACCCTGATCCACAAAACTCTTTTGAGTTAAATGACTTGAGTTCTTTCTTTAATTTTTGGAATAATCTTGATAGAAGATTTGCAAATAAGTGGACGGATTGGAACAGAATATTTAGAGGTGTTGTTAAAGAAGTAGGCTTTGAAGGGGTTGAAGAACAATATAGAGCAGCAGGTCTTGACCCAGATGCTAAATCTATAGATATACAAGTGCAAGCAGACATATTTCAAGGTCCTGTTGCTGAGACCTCAAAGGTTATTAGTCAAGAGATACTTCCAAAGTTAGTAAAGCATTTAGATGATAACAACATTTCAACTGAACAATTTGATTTATTCTTATATGCACAGCACGCTATTGAAAGGAATAAATTTTTACTAGAGGACAACAAAAAAGAACTTGCAGAATTACAAAACAAAGCAGATCCTCTTACCCCTCGTCAAAAAAGAAGAGTTGTAGAGCTTCAAGAAAAAATTAATAAAGCTTCTGGATCAGGTATGACAACAGAAAAAGCAACTGACATTTTGGCTGATCTTGGAATTGATGTTATGAATGACGGAAAAATGCAAGCAAACAGCAAAGGCGGTCAAGCTTATTTAGATGGTTATGAAAATTTTGTTGATCCTTTGCTTGAAATTAAAAGAGGTGCATATAAACAAGCAGGTTTAGTTGATGAGAATCAAATAGACGATTGGAGTCAAAGATATAGATATTATGTTCCCTTAAAAGGATTTGCTGAAGATACGCTTGAAATAGATGGACAAATTTTACCAGCAAAACCATCATCGAACACACTTATAAATTCATCTTTTACAATACCTAAAACACTTGAAAAAAAAGCAAGAGGTAGAGAAAGTTTTGCAGATGCACCGCTTACACAAACAATTAATGATGCTATAGCGGCTAAAATATATGCACAAAAAAATAAAGTAGCATTAGCGGCTGGGGAATTTGCTTTAGCTTATCCACAATCAGAACTTTACGAAGTTAAAAAAGCAAATATGTTTGATAGAGCATATTCTTGGGGGACAAACGGCAAAGAACCAGATTCTGCAAAAATATTATTTAAAAAAGATGGTGTAAGCTATGCTCTTAAAATAAAGAGAGAAGGTTTAGCCAAGCCTTTTGAAAACATGGACAATGTTGCTCAAAATATTATTTTTAGATTGGCAAGACCCGTTACTAGATATTTATCTTATATTAATACATCGCTAGATCCAGAATTTATTATGAATAATTTTATAAGAGATGTGCAAACTGGATACAAAAATCTTATTACAGAAAGAAGTATGGAAGGCGGTAGATTGGAAGCATTATCTCTTGAAGAGCTTGAGGCTGCCAAAGGATTTAATGCAAAAAATATATTTTTAAATGCTAAAAGATTTTTAAAATTTGAAGCAAGAAGAGGATCTAAAAACCCTTTAGATAGAGATTCATATGAATACAGACTTGTAAAAGCATTTAAAGATGGTGGAGCACAAACAGGATTTTTAGATCAAAAAACTTTACAAGATAGAGCAAAAGAAGTGCAAAATCTTATGGATATATATCAAGGTGATTTAAAAGCAAATGTTAAAAAAACTTTTTCAACTGTAGCAAATGTTATTGAAAATTTTAACTTTGGTGTTGAAAATGCAGCAAGGCTTACTGCTTTTGAAATTTATATAAATGCTAAAGGTGGTCTTGACAAAGTAACAGGTGCAGATCTTGACAATGCTGCAGCACTAGCAAAAAACCTTACTGTAAACTTTAACAGAGGAGGTACAGATACTGGTGCTCTAAATGCTACGTTCTTATTCTTTAATGCTAGTGTTCAAGGAACAATAAATGTATTTAGAGGTGCATCTACAAAAAGAAAACAACAAATATTTGGTGCTTTGGCAAGCATAGGTTCTGCTGCAACTATATATAATGTGCTTGGAAGTGGCGAAGATGAGGACGGAAATCTTTACTATGAAAAGCTTTCAGACTTCGACAAGATGACAGGTCTTATTTTTATGTTCCCAAATGTTTCATATATTGATGGAGAAATAACTTTTGAAAAATATGGTATTTCTGGCAAAGGTAAACAATATTTTGTTGTTGATGAAAAAGGCAAAAAAAGACCTATTGGTATTAAAATACCACTTCCATATGGATATGCCTTTTTCCACAATTTAGGAAGAGTTACAACAGAAGTGGCTTTAAGCAAATCTTTGCAAAACTATGATAGAGATATACCAGAGGCGGGACTTGAGTTGGCTTCTTCTTTGGTAGCAAACTACAGCCCAATAGGTTTTGATAATAGTGAAAATAAATACAAAGCTGTTGCTAAGACTGTAGTACCAGATGCATTTTTGGGTCTCCCAACTCAAGCTTTGACAGAAATAGCATTTAACGAAGACTTTTTTGGATCTCCTATATACTATCAAAACTTCCCCGGACAAAATAAACCTAGCTCATGGCACGAAAACAACAAGACATACGATTTTTTTGAATATGCAACAAAAATGGTAAATGAGTTTTCAGGCGGGACTGAATTTGCTGCTGGAGACATTGATATTGATCCAAGTTTTTTACAATATACTTTTGATTATATGACAGGTGGTTTGGGAAGGCTTGTTGGTAGAACTACTAATTTGTTTTCTGAAGACAAGCCATCATTAAATCAAATACCATTTTTAAGAAGGTTAGCTGTAACAACAAGAGATGTACAAGATACATCAGAATTTTATAATAATTATACTGATCTTCTTATGATTCAATCTCAATATAGAGATAGTTTTGATTCAGCAGACGATGGAGATGCATGGCTTGACAAAAATCACCCTTGGGCAAGAGATATCATTAATACAGAATCTGAAGCAATGACAAGAAGAAGAGGTAATAGATCAGCCTTGAATGGAATTAGAAACAAACTAAAAGATTTTAAAGAAAGAGAAGATGAGATTAGAAATGATTTTTATGAAAATGACAAACAGACCTACTACAAAGAAATAAATGCCTTAAGATTAGAACAAAATGCTTATTATCAATCGATAAATAACTTTATTGAGGAACAAAAAAAGCAGGACTGATTTTATATACAATAAGAGGGATCAAATCAAAAAATTTATCAGCCCTGCCAGAAGGTTTACAAAATTAAGATACCAAATCATTACTGTTCTCACAAGCCTTAGATAGATAATCTTCTGATAAGTGAGCGTATCTATTTACTATATTAAAGTCGGACCACCCACCAAGATGCTGAAGTGTATGTAAGGGGGTACCATGTTGCACATGGTGAGTAGCCCAAGTATGTCTTATATCATGCCATCTAAAACCTTCTAAGTCAGCTTTCTTAAGAGCATTGTACCAGCCTGTATTAGAAGCCCTTGTAATTTTTCTTCCCGAATATGTAAACACATATGTACCTTTTTTCTCTATTGAATTTAAAAGTTCTTTGCATTTTGTATTTAAAGGTACAGATAAAGCTTTGCTATTTTTTGTTTCAGTAGCAGGAATGCTAATTTGATTTTCTTTTACATATTCCCATTTAAGATTGAAGCAGTTAGACATCCTTACCCCAGTGAGGAGTGAAAATACAAAAGGCTTTTTTAAGTGAACTGGGAGTACGCTAATAAGCCTTTTTATCTGTTTATGTGAAAAGTATTTGTGAGAAATTGGTCTTTCCTTCACTTTTTTCACAATAGGTTTGGTGTCTAACCACCCCAACTCTTCGTAAGCATACATAAGTATTGCTCTGAAGTAGCCTAAATATCTATTAACTGTTCCGGGTGCTCCTTTTATTTTAGATCTCGCACTAGCAATATCCTCTTTGGTAATGTCTTTTATGTCTTTTCCCTCAAATAAAGGCTCAAAAAACTTTCTATAAGTAAAATCATTTTTACCCATTTTGTTAAATCTATAATATTCTTTAATTGCATCAGTAAGAGTTTTCATTAATTTATTCTATCTCCCTTTCTTCTTCTTGTATTATCAGCAATCAAAAGTTCTGTTAGTTTGTTTTGCCAAATTTTTTTGAACTCTGGATCTTTTGCTTTTTTCTTTGCATTTAGCAAAGCATTGTATCTTCTAGTTTGTCTTTCCATTTTGTTTAGCTCTTCTTTCTCTAGCTTTCTTATTTCTATGCTCCCTAGCTAGATTATTTACCTCTAAGAAAAATATCTCGGATATATATTTTTTAAGTTCTTTTTCAGATAAGCCAGTCTCGTTAGAAAGCACCACTAATACTTTTGGTGTAACAATTAAGGTTTCGTATTGATGAAATTTTTCATCAGTAAATCTAAAAGAATATTTTTTATCTTTGATCCACTCGCCATCTTCATTTTCTAAAAAGTCATAGTAAATAAATTTACCATTTTCAAAAGCACCTTGATAATCGTCCCACGGCTTTTGTTCTTTGGTTATTGTTACTCTATTCATTGTGTCCCCCTTATTCATCTTTGCTCCACATATAGATTGCCATCATCATAAAAAGCAAAACAGCTATGGTTAGTTGTTCAACAATCATGAGTTGTATTTACTTTCAATTTCATGAAGTTTTGCTTTATGCTCAAAATGGATCTTCTCTTTTTCTTTATAATTTTCCCAAGCTTTTACTTTTTCTATTACAGCTCGTTCCACTTTATCAAGCTGATCAAGAAAATCTGTCATATCTTTCATGTTCATCATGTAAACATTATAAACATAGATTACATTAAGTTGTCAAGTTATGTTACAAGATATTTTTTAAAAAGGTTTATTGGAATCAGGCAAGCTGTCTTTTTTTGTGTATCTCCCTCGCCAAGAATAGATTGTGATTTTATGTTATTTATCATAATACATTCTGTAATCTTGCTTGGTGTTGTCCAAAGAACTTCTTTCCCGGTATCTATAACCCAATAGTCAGCTTTAGTTGAAAGCAAGGCAGAAGGTTTGCCAAACATGAATAACTCAATAAGAATATTACCAGTTTCTTGACTTTTATAATCTACTTTTACTTCAACCTTTGAATCATTTTCTGGAATAAAAATGTCATACTCTTTAAATTTTCCGGGTATTAGTACAGAACAAGGGTACTTTTTTTGAATTACAGATAATATTCTTTGCTCTATTTTTTGTCCTAGAGCAAGATCTTTTTGGAATGCCTTATCGGTATTTTGTTTTGACTTCTTCGTAGTCATTTTCTGTCATTAATGACTTGATAGATATGTCATTAAATTTGTGATCTGAAGAAGTAATTTTTGTTAGAAGATCCATGCACTTAAAATCTTGTTGATTAGTCTCTCCTTGATAGTTTGCTATATTTAAGACTCTTTTAAGAACATCTCCAACAGTAAGATTGTCGATCCCTTTTGCTTTTTGTAATTCCTTCCATCTATTTTCTTGTGATTCCAATTGTCTAATTTTATATCCCTCAGTTGCGTTTTTAACATTTATAAGTTTTTTCATAACATCTGAATAAGTATTCCAGTTTGTTATGTCTTCTTGATTTCTGCCACAAGTTCCGCATCTTAGATCTCCGTAGGTTGTTGTGCAAACTCCACGGCAAGGAGACCCAGAGAGCGATGATTCGCCCTGTACGGATGAGAGTCTCTCCGAATTAGAGAGACCCTTTTCTAAGTGTGCAGCCATTAGCCTTAATCAGAGGGTTTATCTCCTTTTTTATCTGTTGGCTCTGATTCTACAGCATTTTCTTCGCTTTTTACAGTATATTCATTGGGTAAAAGTGTTTTCAGCTCATTAGCATCAACAAGTCTTCCAAGCCTTACCAAGCGAATAACTTCAGATAATATAGGTAAAATAGTTTGATCTGCAAACTGCATCTGAGCTATTTTTTGATTAGCAGCTTCAGAAAATTGACTTGCATCATACTCTCTTTGTTCATTATCTAAATTAATGGTCATTAAATTTTTTTCTTTTTTTGCCATATTAACTCCTAAAATGGTATGTCCTCATCCGTGACTGGTGGTGGTGTTGGATCAGCATCTACTGTTGCTTTTCCTCCTGTTTTTGGAGTAATGCTAAATTTTAAAACAGGTGCATTATCTTTGGCACCCGGAGCCTTTTTCCAAGCCCCAATTAAAAACTCCTTACCCTCTACATCAATAGAACCAGTAAAATCAAAATCTGTATCTTTTTGTTTTTTCTCGTTCTTCCATATTGCACCTTTATTGGTGTTATCATACTCTGCCATTTTTAGCCTCCTTAGTTGCCCAATCTATAAGTAATTTATTAACTATGTAAGCAACCTTCCTATCATAAAATTTATGATTTGGATCTTTTGCTACTTTTACCATCGTGTCATAGACGGTTTGATCAATCCTAGAACTGATAGATTTTTTTTTGGTTTTTGATTTAAGTATCATTTTTATTCTCCACAAGTCTAGTATAGATTCTTGTATCACCCTCTGATCTGTAGCCCTCAAGCACATCTCTTTGAATGTTTTGATCTTTTACTAGACGGGTATAATCAATCCTACCCCTGGCTTGTGTCATATGACATTTTACCGATGGGGTACAAAAGGCACCGCCATACTTTTTTACAAGCATTGCAGACAGTTCTTTTCTTCTTTTATCAAGAGAAGTAAGACTATCTTTGTGCTCCTTTTGTTCTGTAAGAATGGCTGACAATTCTGCTGTTAAATTATCTTCGTCCACACTTTTATAGTTTATTCCGGGCTCTGCTTTGTCTTCAGACCACCTAGATATAAATGTTGGATCTTTAGACTTTTCTGCATACCAATCCATAAATTCTTTTGCTTTTGGAATATATCTTTCAGCCCATGTTTTATCTCTTTCAACCCACTCTTGATAATGTTCATCTTTGCTATACCATTGAAAGAAAAGCATTTCATCAATATCCATACACTCCATGCCTAGTTGCATTTGATGCCAATAGTTTCTTTTCTGTTCTTTTACATTTGAGCAAGGTTTGGTTTGTGGACATTTAACTTCTACAGCAGAGATACTGCCTTTTCTTCCTTTTCTTAAAACTCCATCTGGAGACATACCTAACCAATCATATTTTTTATGAACTACAAAAGCAGGCTGTCTTACAACATACCCCATTTGCTCTAATGTTTTTAATGCCCTAGGCTCGTTTTCTTTACCGTGTGTTATTGCATACATGGCTCTTTGGTCAAAAGGGTCTTGTGTAAGTCTATGAGACTCTCTATACATATCTCTTCCCAAAGCTTCCCATTGATCTCCTTTTGTCCACATACATTCGTTTGCAGCTTTTGGAATCCTTGTTCCAGTAATTCTATTAGATCTTTGATCATGCCAAGCTTGTGTCCCTTGTTTTATTGGTACTACATTATCAGTCATCTTTACCACCTTTAATTAATCTTAGTTTTGGTTTTTTTCGTCTAGGCTTTCTAAACAACTCATGATTTTTTTCATGTATCTTTTCAATAATCATATCGGTTACATCTTTCATTGTGTAACCAGACTCTCCTCGTAAAAAAGATGACCTTGTAAATCCATAGTATCTTGGATAAAAATCATTGTCGTAACAAACATCACAATAATATTCACCATCTTTAGCAAGCCAACCGCCTTCTGTGTCTTTTTCACAAACACAACATTTGTTTATTTTTTCCTTCATATTAATGATATTTAAATATTTTTTGATTGTTAATCATTGGATGATATGCATCTTTTAAAAGAATCTCTGCACATTTCCATATAGCATTACTATCACTAAGTGCAAAAAAGGCAAACAAACCAGATGCTTTGTCTGTCTTCCTTCTCTTTTCATCTAAAAAAATTGATGCTACTTTGTTGTTTGTATATGTTTGATAATACTGCACATCTCCTTCGTACCAATGAACAACAGTTTTATCTTTTAAAAACCTAATGAGTTGATCTTTTGTCTCAATCATGAGGATACCAACTTGCTGTATATTAAGTTGAGCTGAACTCTAGCCTCTTCATCTCCAACAAGTTCTGCTTCTCTATCATAGTTTTTAAAAATATTTTTGCGATCTTCTTTAGTCTGAGCAAGATTTAACTCTTCTTCAAACTCTTTAAGTGTTTGTTCAGTTGAGTTGTTTGATCCATCAGAATCATCTTCATCAGCTTCGGTCTCTGGCTCTACTTGATTAAAAGGTACGCAAAATGTTTCTAAAAGAGCATCTCTAAATGCAAATGACTTAGCAGCCTCTAAACATTTTTGCTGTGCTGATTTTGAATGACCCTCATAGCTTCTATCAAGATATGATCCGTCTTCTGTACATAAAAATCTTAAGATCCCAGAAATTCTAGTTACAGTTGAGTTCTTGGCATCATCAAGATATGTAGTATCTACATCTATGTTTTGTGGCAGCAAGATCACATGATTTTCAGCTAGTGGTTTTGAAAAAGCTTGAACCACATCTTCAATACCTCTGTAGTCATAATTTTGGAATTTGTTTTTTCTTGATTTTGAAATGGGATTTTCTACCATGTATTGTTGAATGTTTGACATGGCTTTATTAATTTTGTGTTCTGTCATTTTGTAAACCTCTATATATTTTTAAGATTGTAAACAAAAAATATAAATAATTCAAATATTTCTTTACATTTCTTTTTTAATAAAACATAATCACAAAATACGAGGGAAAATTTATGTCGGTAGAATACATCACGAAGGTAATAAAAATTGATGTTTCCCCCTCACAAAAATTAATTCTATTTGTTCTTGCAAATTATTCATGTGAAGAGGGAAAATCATATCCATCACACAGAAAACTTACACAAATAACTGGTTTGTCATTAACAGCGATCAAAGATAATTTACAAAAATTAAAATCATTAGGTGTCGTTGATTGGGAAAAAAGAAATAATACAAGTAATTTATACACATTACAGGTAGAGCCGTTAGGTGGCTATCAATCGCCACCAGGTGGCTACAATACTAAAGAGAACACTAAAGCTATATTTATATTAGAGTTGGAAAAGATAAATGATATTTATAAAATTAAGTGTACAAGTCCTTATTACAAGCAAAGTCCAAATACATTTACTGCTGAAAGAAGGTGGAAGGATCTGAGAGAGCTTGGAAGAAAAGGAATTATTTCTCCAAAGACAAACAAAAAAATAGATCTTTCATCAAAGGAGTTTTGGGAAAAATATTTTGAGATAGCAAACTCTGAAGGTCATATAAATCATTTAAGAGGGTTTATGAAGGGCAAGCCTGATCTAAGAACTTTGCTTTCACCAAATCAATTCAATGCGATCATAGAGAGAAAGTATGGGTAAGTTTGATAATGATTTAACAGCCATGGGTACATCTTCTCTTACCATGGGTACAACATCTGGTTCTAATATTTCATTTGGAGGTGTAGCAAACATAGATAGTGATACAGAATTTAAATTAAAACTTACAATTGATAAGTTACAAAACGAGCTTACTTTGGAAAAAAATGAAAACACACACTTACTTCAAAAAATAAAAGAGATGGAGAATGAACTCTCAACATTGACTGAGAGAATTGGGCTAGATTCTTTTAGCGACAAAGAGTTAAAAATTATTTTAAGTAAAATACATCCTGATAAAAATGGTAACAAAGAGTCATACAACGAACTTACAAAAAAAATTAATTTATGGAGATCACAATGAGCTTAAATTCAGTTGCAGAACCGACCTTTGAATTAGAAGAGAATGTTATGGGATCTATGATACTTAACAAAAAGTGCTTTGATAAAGCTATTGACAAAGGTTTGCAACCAGAAGATTTTGAGAAATATTCTTTCAAAAAATGTTTTGAATTGATGTTACAAAAACAAACTCAAGACATCTTGCTACTCAAAGACTTATTAAAAAATGATTTGTACTTTGATGATGTTAGATTGGCTTCAGTACATTGTATTACTCATCACGGCTTTGATCATTGGTTAAAACTTCTTTTTGAAAAGTCATCAGATAGAAAAATGATTATTCTCGCAGAGAAAATACCTGAAATAGTAAGTGAAGACCTAACAACAGAACAAAAAATAGACAAGGTAAATCAACTTCTTGTTGATAATAAGATTACAAAAAATATAGGATCTCCGCAAAAAGCATCGGATATTCTTAAAAATGTTGAAGAAGAATTAAAAAATACAGAAAAGATAGACAGAAATATTATTAAAACTGGTTTTTTACAAATAGATAAAAAAATAAAAGGTTTTAAAAAAGGAGATCTTATTATAGTAGCTGGAAGACCGGGTATGGGTAAAACAACATGGGCACTTAATATAGCAACTGAAAATATCTTAAAGGGTAAGACTGTTCTTATATTTAGTTTAGAAATGACAAACGAACAGCTTCTTAAAAAAATAATAAGTTCTCAATCTGGGTTAAGTATGGATTTACTTTTAACAGGAAACCTTGCAGAGTTTGAGTGGGACGACTTCAACCGGGCGAAAGAAAAAATAGAAAAATCAAATTTGTTTGTGTATGACAAGTCTCCAATAACAATAGAAACTCTTATTAACAAAACAAAAACGATACAAGCTGTTCAAGAAATTGATCTAATAGTTGTTGATTATTTGCAACTATTAATGACATCCAACAAAGCCCCAAGTAACTCTGATTCAAGAGCAGCTTCAATGACTTATATTTCAAATCTTCTGAAGGGACTGGCTAAAGACATTGGTTGTCCGTTAATTAGCTTGAGTCAATTAAACAGGGGTGTGGAGGCTCGAACTGATAAACGACCAGTCCTTTCAGATCTTCGTGATTCGGGAAGTATAGAACAAGATGCAGACATGGTTATAATGCTCTATAGACAAGAATACTACGACTCTTTAAATACTGGTCTAGCTGAAGTTATCATAAGAAAGAACAGATTGGGAGAGACGGGTGAATTTGAATTAGCTTTTGATGGATCATTATCAAGATTCTTAGATCCAGAAGAAGCTGCGTTTGGGAGAAAAGATGATGGACCAATCTGAAAATTTTCATCAACAGCTTAGAGATATTGCACCAAAAATATCTGAGACTAAATTAAATGTTTTAAAGACAGAGGCAAAGCTTAAAAAGGTATTTTGGCAACAACTTTGTATTGCAAAGGACGATGGTGAGCGTAGCTATAATGCACAAAAAGCAAAGGCAGAAGCTTCAGAACCGTATCAAGAGACATGGTACGAGCTTGCATCTGCAAAAGCAGGTCTTGAATCACTAAAAGTTATTGAAGGAGCAATCAATATGGAGTTTGATGAATGGAGGACTAATATGGCAAATTTAAGAATAGAAAGGAGTAGATATGGGGCATAAAGATTTTGATAGCTTTTGTAGTTTTATGTATCAAGAATATTCTTTAGAGGTAAGCAGAGAAGCAAATCCTAATGAGTATAGAAAAAATCATAATGAATATATACTTAGTAACTTAAACTTTCTTTATCAAGCATATGAAAAGCAGAAACGCAAACAAGCAGGAGAAAAATTGGATGGATTCGGTGTCCCAAATGGGTTGCATCGTTTGTAGGTTGCATTTTAATTGTTTTAGCCCAGCAGAAGTGCACCATATTTCTGGAAAAAATAAACCGGGTGCACATCTGAATACCATTGGATTATGCTTTAAACACCACCGTGAGGGAGTAAACAATGATCTTTATGTATCAAGACACCCCTACAAAAGAGAGTTTGAAAAAAGGTATGGAACAGAACAATATTTACTTGAAAAAACCAAGGAACTGTTATGAGCCAACCTCAAGTACACCAAAAAAAATTTATTGATTTAAGAAAACTTAAAAAGTTTGAAAAAAAGAAAAAAGAACAAACAATGATTAGCCAAAGAAGGAGCAAAGAAAATGCCTGAAAAGTTAAAACCAAGTGAAAAAATAAGAGACAAACAAACAGGTAAAGTTTTAACACGACACTATTATTTAAAAAACACACCGATAACAGAGCTTCATAGAATAGTGGAATCAAATGCTAGACCAAAACTCAGAATTAAATGTCTTAGAGAAATTCAAAGGAGGAAAGCGAATGAATTACTTATTAAACGCCTTGATCGATAAATTAGAGGGAGAGGTAAAAATGCATAAAGCAAACATTATGGTATATATGGACAATCCAACGGGTATTGGAGATCACCCCGGAGTTATACAAGCTATTGAAATGGAAGCAGAAAAGATGGCTGAAGCACAAGAAAAAATTGACATAATCAAAAAGAATTTCTGTGCCTAAAAAAGATCAAGTAAATCCTGATCACTATAAGGCTGGGAAGGTTGAATGCATAGATGCCTTGGAAACTGTTGCCTCGTTAAATCCTGAAAGCAAAGAGGTGGTATCTCAATGTAATGCTATTAAATATTTATGGAGATATAACAACAAAGAAGATCCACTTACTGACTTACTAAAAAGTAAATGGTACTTGGATAGACTTATCAATAAGGTAAAAAATAGAATTGAAAAAAATTGACAAAAGATCTCTTATTGAAAGTATGACTGATACGGCTATTGGTTTGACTATAAACTTTCCCTTGTCTTGGTTGGTTGTATATTTAGTTCTATTATTCTCTGATGATGCATTAATTATAAGTTTATGGACTACTGGCGTACTAACTTTTACTGCAATTATTAGAAGATATCTCACTAGAATATATTTTAAAAACAATGAAACATCGAAGACCTGATGGCAGTCCAGATACACTTACATATTCTTTTAAGATTAGTAAGATCAAAAGTCATAAGGAGCGTATGTTGTATATGTCTGACTTAGATGAAAAATTTTATGATCTGGTGTATCTTGTATCTATGCAAATGGGTCTCCCTCAAACTATTGCAGACCTCCCAACCCGGGAAGAAAGAAAAAAAGCTTGGGAAGAACTACCAGAGCATAATAGAACATTTAAAGGCATGAAAGATATGGTATATCATCGTGTTGTTAAAATATTTAAGGAGCAAAGATGAAAGGCGTAAATCATTATAAAAAAGATGGAACATTACACAAAGGCGGAACACATAAAATGCCTGATGGATCTTTACATTCTGGTAAAACCCACAACAGATCAAGTGTAAAACTATTTCATTACAATGAGCTTTCAAAAAAAGCTCAAGCAAAAGCTAGAACATTTTGGGGTAAATAATGAAAGCAATGAAAGTAAAAAAAGTTAGCAAACCAGTACCAACAAAAAAAGGCGGACTAGGAAGGAATATTCATGTTCATTCTGGTCATGTCTATGGATGTGGTAAAGGAATGAGGCGGAAGTAGTGATAGGTGGACGAGGTTGTAAAATCAAAAAGAACTTTTTCTTCTTTGGTGAGAATGCCTTATCAAGATGCCATTGCAGTAATATTGCGATGTCATGACTATCATATAAGTATGGCACTTGTGGGTGAGAACTCTGAGTTTCATAAGTTACAAGCTGAAAGACTTAGAAACTGGCTTGTTGATGTAAAAAATTATATAACTAAATTAGAAAAGGAGTAAAAATGGGCTACGGAAAAATGAGCTACGGCAAAAAGAAAAAGAAAAAGAAAAAGTCTAAAGGCAAGAAAAAATAATGCCAGGCAAAAGAAAATTCAAAAAAGTTCCAAAAACTAGGGGCGGTGTACCTAAAAAATATGTTCGTGGATCTAAAAATCCTAGGAAGGCTGAATCCGAGATCAAAAGAACAGCTAGACTTTATAGACAAGGCAAGCTAACACCAGCTATGATGGATAAAATATCAAAACAGAGGGCTAAAGATGGCAAGCGTAAAAAGAAAAAAAGGAAAAAGTAAAACCAAAAAAAGCATGGGTAGATATTCATCTATTCCGGGTGCTGGTCGTTTTGCAAAATCAACACTTGATAAAGTTTATAAAAGAGGTTTGGGTGCATATTATTCGTCTGGATCAAGAAGAGTTTCAGCACACGCTTGGGCGATGGGACGGGTTAAATCTTTTGTTTCTGGCAAAGGCGGTGCAAGAAAGGCTGACAAAGACCTGCTAGGCGGGAAAAAGAAGAAATAAATGAAATTTATAACACAATATAAATACAATCAATGTTACAATCATGGCTAAAGCGTCTGAAGCAAAAAGAACTAAGAACGGTGTAATGTATAGAGGCAAACTCTATCCGGGCTTCAATAAGCCCAAAAGATACACCGGGAAAGGCAAATTTAAAAAAGAGGTACTAGCTAAGAAAGGTGATAAAATTAAGGTCGTCAGATATGGTCATAAAGATTATAGGCATAATTATTCTAGTGAGGCTCGTAGGGATTATCTACGAAGGTCTGCTGGTATCAGAAATAAATCAGGGAGGCTTACGAAGGACGACAAATTTAGCTCAAATTATTGGGCTAGAAGAGACCTTTGGAACGCATGATCAGAATTTTTATTACAGAATTTGAAAAAGACGGCAAAACATATGCAGGTCCGTATCTTTGTGCTTCAAGTTGGGATATAGCCGAAGAAGCAGCCTCTTCTGTTGGTTGTACTGTAGTTGGAGAGCTAGACGATTTATTTCCATATGACCCAGAAGATCCACCTATGATTCATTGATGATGCTTTTATACACAGAAAAGCAACTTTTAGAGGCTTACAAAAAATATGTCAAAACTTTCAAAAACACCCCAAAACTTACAATACCCACATTAGAAGAATTTAGACCCATGTTTGAGGAATATTGGACTGAACAATATGAACAAAAAAGAACAATTAATTAGCAGAATTAATCAAGTTGGGTTTCTTAGAGCAGATGTAAGATGGGTTCCAAAAAATCCTTATGGAAAAAAAGCAAAACTAAATGGTTGGATTTATAAAATAGATGGTGATGAGTGGAAAAAGTTAGGTAATAATTTTGAAGAAGCTCTTAAAAATATAGATCTATTGTAATTCTAACAAAACCTCAGATACAACTGATATCACAGCCATTGCTTTTCTAATATCTTTTTCAGATAAATCTTCAGAATATCCTTGCAGAATCATCGGATCTTGAAATTCTATGTTGCTCTCTTTTTTGAGTTCTTTTGCTACTTTTTGTATGGCTTCTTTTATCAACATAGGACTTAAAATCTTACCAAAAAAATAATTTAAAAACAGTCTTGACAAGCTAATATTTAATAAAAAATTGTGTAATAAAATATTTTTTTATCTGACTTGTTATAACTGTTTGTATCTTGTATCTTGCATTCATAACATACATAAAAAATCAAATGGAGCTTACTGAAATTCAAGTGCGACTAGATAACCTCGAAAAGAAAATGGATGAGGTGCATAGCCTTACCCAAATACTACCAAGGCTTGAAGAAAGGCTTATAAATCAAAAAGATGATCTTGCTGATCATGAAAGAAGATTAAGACAGTTAGAACAAGCACAATCTAAAGACAATGTTGTAGTTGGTTGGGTAGAAAGGTTTGCATGGGCTCTCATTGCAGGTGTTATTTCTCTCGCCTTTTATTTCTTAAGATAATTCAAGTATAATTTATTCCATGGACGGGATATTAGAAAGGTTTGCATATCACCCGGAAGCAACTCTTGGAAAACTATCAATTAATGAAGAAGTTTTTTGGGTTGCTGAAAGACCTTGGAGAAACAATAAAAAAAATGTAAGTTGCGTTCCAGTTGGTGAATATATATGCACAAAGTACAAGTCAAAAAAATTTGGTGAAACATATCAACTGTCAAGTGTACCCGGACGAACATACATATTGTTTCATGTTGGTAATTATCCCGAAAAAGATTCTCAAGGGTGTCTTTTGCTTGGCGAAGAGCTTATGAAAGGTAAACCTTTTGTGGGATCTAGTAAAAAAGCTATGAAAAGATTTATGAAACTTATGAATGGAGCAGATAGCTTTGGTCTCAAAATCAAAGATCAGTTCCCCTTCGACTGGTCAGAATAAACAAAAGAAAACCTGTCTTACTTGTGGAAAAACAAAATCCATAGATCGCTTTGAGCTTGACAGAAGAGTAAACGGTTACAGATTAAATCATTGTCGCAAGTGCCGTTCAATCGGGAGAAGAGAAAAAATAGCCAAAACTCCATATGCTTACACTAATAACCTTTATTCACAACTAGCACATAGAAGAAAGAAAACACACGACTTTTCTCTGAAAAAAGAAGACCTACATGAGATGTATGATAATCAAAAGGGTCTTTGTGCTTACTCTGGCATGATAATGACTCACATAAAAGATGGTTCCGGGTATCATTTAACAAACATAAGTATTGATAGGATTGATAATGAAAAGGGATATACCAAAGAAAATGTTTGTCTTGTATGCTTGGCTATTAACATGATGAAGTACACTCTTGATCTTGATGATTTGATTGATTGGTGCAAATTAGTTGCAGAAAATAATTAAAGATCCATGTTTTTAAGAATATGTGCTATTACATCTACAGTCCAACCATTTCCAAGCATCTTGTATCTTTGAGTGTTGCTCACTCCTTCAGTATAATTATCTGGGACTGTTTGCAGTCTTTCGCATTCTAAAGGTGTAAGTTTTCTCCAAGTATAGTCCTCAGTTATGTTGTGTTGATTATTTAAATTTGGTGTAAGAGTTCCCACTTTATTGTCATCTCTTGGAACTAATTTCTTGGCTCTAAATGGAGTAAAATCTTTTCCTGTTTTTTCTCTTACCATTTTTCTCATCTCTTTTGCCTCTTCTGTTCTGACTTCTCTGTATGATTGCACGGATACTTTTGGCTCTCGATTACCGCCACCCATGGTATTTAGTGTGGGAGATTTACCATTTGCACTATAAACTCTTTTTAAAATATCGTGTCCATTGACATCAGATGCAATTCCTACTTGCTTTGGTTTAGTCTCTATCATTTGTTCTTTGTTTGAAGCAGTAAGAGTTGGAGATTTACCTTGATCGCTATATACCCTTTGAGTGCTTTCAAAAACTCCATCACGATATTCAAACTCCATAATCTCTCTATCAAAGACATCTGTTTCAATCCCTAAACACTTTTTAAGATCAAACCAAATATCATCAGATGGTATTGCAAAATATTTATCAGTCCTAAAAAAATGCTCAACCTTTGTTATGGGAACATTTAACTCATCTGATATCTGTTTATTGGTTTTTCTTGATTGCTTTTTCATCTCTCTAAGTAAGTGTTGCAATCCACTAATATTGACCTCATGAACTCTTATTTTTACTTTTTCAACATTCATTCCTACTTTGATAGGCTTTTGTGGAACAAGTGTCATACCGTTATTACCTGCACCTTTCCACATAGTTGCTGTCATACAAAGTGATTTTTCATCTAGTTGTCTTAAATGTCTTCTGTTTCTTTCTGTTTTTTTTACAGCTTTGTGTTGCTTTATGTAAGAACCATCAGTTGGTTGCTTGTGATAACCTGCAACTAAAGTTCCAATTTTTTCATCGCTTTCTTCATAAAAGAATCCTTTACCTCTTTCTGAATGCAAAACCCTATCTTTTTTTGCTTCGCTAAGTTTGTGTGAGTCATCAACATCTTGTTCTAAAATATCTCTAAGAACGATTCCTTTATCTTTTGGTTGCTCTATGTTTGGAATATTAGTCCAATAAAACCTCTGCCTCGATTGGGCGGAAAGAAGAGAAGAGTTTATTAAAATAGGCTCGATTCTACTACCAAACATATCTTTTCCATTTGAAAAATCTGGATAGCACTTTGATACTTGTTCAGTAATAACTTCCAAAAATTCTTTTTTCATTCTGACATTCTCTAATAAGAAATATTTTGGCTTGATCGCTTTCAAAAGTCTTATAAATTCAAAAAATAAAGCACTTCGGGGGTCATCAAAAGCCAATTGCTTTCCTGCAAAACTAAATCCTTGACATGGCGAGCCACAAAGAATTAGATCCACATCTTTAAAATCGTTTGGATCTAAATTACAAACATCTCCAACCTGTATGGTGTTTGGAAAATTTTTTTGTGTAATTTGTATTGCATATTTGTCAATTTCACTTGCATAGTATTTATCTACCTTAACTCCAAGCTTTTTAAGAGCCAATTGACCACAGCTCATTCCATCAAATAATGCTAACACTTTCATAAAACCTCCTATATATAAAATTTATCGAGTGTTTTTAACTCGTTCTTTGTTAAATTTTGAACTGAATGTATTGAAATAGTTCTTGTATCGTTATCCCAAAAAATACCATCTTCGTCTTGTTCTATGCACCAAACTTCTTCCATAATAATCTGATCATTAATTTTACCTTCTTTATAATCTTGAAGTGTAAATGATTCATAGTAAGACCAATCAAAATATTCATGTTCTCCATCATTTATTTTAAATTTTATGTAAATCATTTATTTATTCTCCTCATTAATTTCGTTACCCCAACAATCCCAACCATCTACTTTTTCTCTTGCAAATAGTTCAATTCTTGGCAAGTCTCCACTACATTTCACAATGGTTTCTCTAAAGTCTTTTGGTTTTTCAGAGTGTTTGGTGGTGTGATTTATTATTATGTTTTTTGTTTTTTTATTTTCACATAGCTTTTTACCCTTTACACCAAAAATAATATGTTCAGTACACCCTCTAAAGTAGTAACCCATACCCATAATTGGTGTACCGTCTTTGTATGTTTTTAACCAAGTAATAAGTGTTTTATATTCAAAGCCCCAAGCCTTACAAACATCTAATCCTTCTTGTATAAATGAATTTGTAGTCCAAAGATATAAATGTGCTTGATCCTCTGATATTTGTTGTATTGGTAGCTTTTTAATTTGATCTATGCTCATAACATCATAGACAGACTCAGCAGAATGATTTCCATTTCTTTTGTATTGCCAAGGGGGGTCTGCGTAGATAATGCTATACTTTTTATTTGGAAGTTCCATTTAAATTGTAATATTAAAAGGTTCAGCTAGATCATTATGCTCATCATCAAGCACCCAAGAATAATCTTCTACTAGCTGTTCATCTGTAGAATCATAAAAGTCTGACATGATCGCACAATCCCCCAAGTATTGAAGTATTTCACATCTTCTTAAAATTTCTGTTCTGATTTCTTTTGACAATGGCAAGGGATACTTTTTTCTTCTCTCTTCTTGTTTGAGTTCTTCTTCCCTTTTTTGTTTTAAAATCTCTTTTTGAGTTACCTCAACTTCTTCAAAAACAATTTCTCCATTGCTTTCACCAATTTTTACATATTTTTTATTCATAATTTATCTCCACAATAGTTTTGAGATCGTAAACTTTCTCATAATTAATATAAAATTCTGCTCCACACTCATCTGAATTGTTGCATACAGCTATGTGAGTTTCATTGCTATAATCTTCACACTCTTCAATGAAACCATTTTTACACTTGGGACATTTAGCTATGTTCATTTATCGTTCACCTCTACTATTGTTGCTTTTCCATATCTACCATTATGGTATCTTCTTTTTAATCTCCATTTTGAATTCTCAGACATTAATTGAGATAAGTTTCCTCTTATAATATCTGCCTTAATTACTTCTTCTCTAAATTCTTTTGATAGAATTCCAAAAGATTTACTGTTTACAAAATTAAACCAATCAGCTAAATATTCAGCGTCTTCTTGAGTAAATTTTATTTTTTTATTCATCTTTTATCTCCTTAAAAAAGTTTTCTATTATTGTTAGCTGATTTCCAATATGCTCGACATCTTTTTGTAATTCTTCTCCAAACACAGCATCGAATAAAGAGGCTACAGATATACTTGCTTCTTCCACTGCTTTTAAAACTTCATTCATCTTTATCCCTCGTCTTGATACATACTGCATTCAAAACAGTATGGGTTATCAGTTATGTCAAAACCTCTTTCGTCTTCAAAAGATAAGCCGTCTGACTCTCCACAATGAATACAACGAAAATCTTCTTTTTCAAATCGTTTATCAATCTTTTCTTTTAATATTGAAAAACATTTTTGAGTTATCTTGGTATCTTTCATTGGAAAACCAAAAGGCTCAAAAATATCTAAGTTGTCATTTATCTGTTGTCTAATTGGATTTTTCATATCCTTGTCTTGAAAGTACATATCATTCAAATCAATTAGCACTTTGATAATACAAATTTCATGATGTTTAAGTTCCATTATTTAACCCCCATATCTATACATAAATCAATTAATCTGCTTTCTAATTTCAGCATTGCTTTCTCATTTATATCATAGTGATACAAAGCCTTGATGATAAAACCATGAGCAACCTCTTTAGCATCACTCATGTCCCACCAACCCTCAAACTCCTTAAGAAGTTCTTTTTTTATCTCTTGATAAATTTCTTCATTGCTTTTTTCTTCTGCAAAAGTTGAGTTTAAAAGTTCATCTTTTGATCTTGGAAAAATTTTTTTTTCAGATCCATTCATAATTTTTCTCCATGAATTTCTTTGATAAGTTTTGCAAAATCTTTTCTATCTTTTGCATACTCTTCATTTCTTAATATTCCATATTCTTTTCTGTCTGAATTTAACAATCGAATCGTTTCTTTGGCTCTAAAGCCGTCATCTCCGATCACAAGGCAAACAGTCTCAAATATTTCTGCTTCTGTAAATAATCTCATAATCACTCCTTATTATGTGTTAGATTCTCTCCTAGCCCTTTTGGGGGGAAAGAGAGAATTTCGGACAATAAGCCCTCGTCAGTAACACTAAGTTCTCTGAGCCTCTCCATTGACAATTATTGTCTCTTGCACAGTCTTAGAGCCTCCAAAAACCTCTCCAAAGAATTTCTCAGCAACTTCTTCAGAGCATATATGTCTTTCATTCGTATCAAGACACATAATGATAAAAGGCTTTTTCCTTGCTCTAGGTTTAAAGCCCCAAAGTGTAAAGTTTTTGCCATTTATTTTTGCTATCTTGTTTGGGTCAAGACTTATGCAATGAGAAGTTTTTCTGTATTCTAATTCATATTGGAGTGCTTTCTGCTCTTTTGTCAGAGCATTCTCAAAAGCCACAACAAATTGAAACTTAACAGAATCATCATCATATGAAGCATTTCCGAGATCAAACTTCATACCATGATTTTTCAAAGGCTCTTCTAAAATTACCTTTAATTCTTCTCTAAGCATACGAATAGTTTCTTTATTCATTTTCATATTTATTCTCCTTATAAAATAATTAGAGCAACAATCACAAGCACCAAAGCCAAAGGCTTTAATACATACCAATTAATTCTAAATAAAAGACTTTCGTTGCTCATTCTTGAAAAGTCTTGTTTAAATAGATTCCATTCATTTTTAAGTTTATTCATATTTTCACTCCTTATTGTTTTATGAACTAGACTTCTTCTCATGCCCTTTTTGGGGGAAAAGAAGAAGTTTCGCAAAATCATTGCTCCTCAGTAGTCCTAAAGTTTAGGCTCATAGCCATTAGTTGATTTAATAAAAGTAAGAACAGAATCAATATCTTTAATATCTCTATCTGAAAGCTTGTTGCCTTTCTCAACCTTGGCAAAGTTTTTCTTAAGAAATAGTAAAGAATATTGAACTACATCTGTTTGATCGCTAGTTAGTGGTAAGTCCATTGAATCCCTCCTCTAAGTATTCTTTAAATAATATTGTTGCTTCTCCTAAAGTGTAGCCGTTATAAACCTTGCTAACCTTTAAGCCTTTATGAATGCAAGACAACTCCAAGAAGTCGCCTTGCCTTTTGATACATATACTCCAATTCTTCATGATAGAACCTCTTGATTGAAGTCATAAGCTTTCATATCTCTCCCAAGCCTAACTTTAAGAGCCTCTTCTAAAATTAAGAATTTAGTATGATAACCAATGCAATGAGTATAATTATCATTTGGGTTATCAAGAAACTCCAAAGAAGAAACAAGCCATTTTCCATTCTTGAATAAATAAATATACTCAGCAAAAATATCATTTGCGAAATGTTTCATAAAAGCATATTCATTTCTGAATGTTTTTGCTTTTGTGTTTTCATTTCTCCAAGTGTTATAAAAACGACTTTCATCAATGGTTTGTTTTAGAATTGAGCAATCTCCTTGTTCAATGATTGAGTTTGCTAGTTTTAGTGTGTCGTAATTCTCATTGAGTATTACTCCGTTATAAGATAGATAACCGTCAGAATGACAGTAAATCGATTTAATAGATCCGTCGGAATATTCAACGGCAATTTCACTTCTTGTTGACATGGTAAACCTCCTATATATGTAAACAATGATTACATTATTAAATATATTTAATTAATTTGCAAGTTTTTCTATATATATGTGATAGCAGCTAAATTGTTGACCACGATTTTTTGGGGGAGAAAGAAAACAGACAAAAAGCCAAACTACACAAGGGCAAACATAACGCATATAATATAGTTACCCATATAAAGGAGCATAAAAAGATCATGACAATTAAAGACAAGACACTTTCACAAAGGAAGGCAGAGTTTGTAATGCATTATTTAGCAACAAAGAACGCAACTGAATCAGCAAAGCGGTGCGGATACTCTGAGAAATCTGCTTATAATCAAGGCTATCGATTCATGAAAGATGATGAAGTTCAGAAAATGCTTGCATTTGAACTTAAAGAAAGCAAAGAAAGGAACTTAAAAGACCATGATGAGCTTATAGAACAGCTCAAAGATGAGGCACTAGGTAAGGTCTCAGGTCATACAGGTGGGTCAAGGCTCAAGGCTTTAGAGCTTCTTATGAAATACTATGGCATGATAGACGATAAGCAGAAATTAGAAGTTAATATGAACGAAAATGATTGGTTTGATTCTTTAGACTTCATAAAAAAAGAATCACATTAATTAAGTGATACTTGAAAAAGCTTGTTTTATAAAAAGATCCCTTGAAATACAGTAAAAAAAAGACATTTTGCGACACGAATCACATGGGGGAGAGTGGTGGGTACGGCACTATATACACATATATAGATAATATATCTATCTAGGGGGGGATGGTTTCTTGGAATCTGAAAATCAAAAAAACCAAAATCAAAAAATTATAAAAACCTTCAAAACCAATCTTGCAGTTTATGCCAAACATTGTCTTAAAATTGTGGACAAACAAGGTAAGTTAATCACCCTTGATTTTAATTCTGCACAAGCAAAATTAGATCATATGATCAACGAGCAATTTTCTCATCATAACAGGGCGAGAATGCTCATCTTAAAGTCTCGTCAAACAGGTATTTCAACCTATTGTCAGGCTAGGGGATTTTGGAAGACGGCAACCAATCAAAATCTAAATGCCGTTGTCGTATCCCATCTTAATGAATCTACCAAATCTATATTTAACATGGTAAAAAATTTCTACGATAACTTGCCACATCCGATGGTAACTCCAGAATTAAAAGAGTCCACCACAAACTCAATGGCTTTTACACACGGATCAAGGTGGAGAATCGCAACTGCTCGAACCGGGGAAGTGGGGCGTGGATGGACTACTAATTATTTACATGGATCTGAGGTTGCCTTTTATCCAAACGCAGACATTATTCCGGGTTTGTTGCAAACAGTTCCAGAAGACAACTCAGAGATACTGCTTGAATCTACTGCAAACGGAGCAGGGGGGTGGTTCTATGATGCTTGTATGAGAGCACTTCGTGGAGAGGGTGAATGGCAAGTGTGCTTTATCCCGTGGTTCATGATGCCCGAATACGCCAGGGCAACTAATGAATACTTTGAGTTGGAGCGTGAAGAAGAGGACATTCGTGATATGTATGATCTTACAGATGAACAAATAATGTTTAGGCGATTAAAAATTCAAGAGCTCGGTGGCGAGGATTTGTTCCGCCAAGAATATCCCTCTACCCCGCAAGAGGCATTTTTGACAACAGGTAGATTATTTGTAGAACCAAAATACATAGATCAAGCAGCTGTTGAGTGCTATACCCCGACTTCGAGGTACGATGTAAGAGAATCTGATTTAGTACCACATGAAAAAGGGCTACTAAAAATTTTCGAGAATCCAAAGGATTCTCTAAGATATTGCATGGGTGTTGATGTTTCTGAAGGGTTAGAGCATGGGGACTACTCATGCATTCAAGTGTTGGATCACTTCGGCAATCAAGTTGCTACATGGACTGGTCATGTTGACCCGTTCGAGCTCGCCTACATCGTTGGCACAGTTGGAATGTATTACAAAAAAGCTTGGACATTGATTGAAAGAAACAATCACGGACTCACAACCATCAGAAAAATACAAGAACTTGGCTACCCAAACCTTTATGTTGAACAAACTGTTGATGATGCTTATGTTGATAAGCTAACTCGTAGAGCAGGTTTTTTGACTACAAGCAAGACAAAACCTTTAATTATTGATAACTTAGTACATTTATTACGCCAAGGAGAGTCTGGCATAGTAGATGAAGATCTCATAAATGAGATGAGAACCTATGTTATTGATGCAAGAGGAATCACAAATGCCCAATCAGGGTGTTTTGATGATAGAATAATGGCATACGCTATTGCTTTGTTTGGGCTTAACAGTATGCCGAGAAAACATAGACAAATATATAAACAAACAAAAAGGCAGTTTTTTTAAATGGAAATAGACAAAGACTTAGGACCAGAAGGTATTCCCGCGGGAGCAGACCCTTCTGAAGAAGAGGAACAACAACTTGACAACTTGGGCTCTATGCTCAAAACAAAATTTGCCGAGTACAAAGATTCAAGAAACGATGTTGAAGATGATTGGATTGAAGACCTCAGAGCATTTATGGGTCAATATGATCCTGAAGTAATAGCTAAGATTCAAGAAAAAGGAGAGAGATCTCAAGTCTATGTTGGTCTTACAAGAACTAAAGTTCTAGCTGCTTACTCAAGAATTACTGATTTACTTTTCCAACCGGGGCAAAAATTTTTTTCAATAAGTGCCACTCCCATTGCAAAACAACCAATAGTTGAACAAGAGCTTACAGAGAAAGCTGCATTAGAGATTATGCAAGCTGCTGAAGTTATAGATCCCGGATTAGTAAATAATTTAATCGCAGCCCGTTTTGCTGAACTTAAAGACGAGCTAGAAAAAGAAACAGAAATGCGTGTTGATAACATGGAAGAGGCGATTCTTGATCAGGCAATAGAAAGTAACCTTGAAGGCAAGATGAAAGATGCCATCATGGAACAGGTAATTTTTGGGACAGGTGCTATGAAAACTGGTACCTTAAGAATAGACAAAGATCACAAATGGATAAAAACAGATGAAGGATTTAACCTTGTTTATGAAGAAAGCCCATCTCCCGAAATGGAAGCCGTTTCAATATTTGATTTGTATCCTGATCCATACGCTACTTCTATTGACGATATGCGTAACATTTTTAGAAGACATATTATATCAAGACAAGACTTTGTTGATCTTAAAGACTATCCTGGCTTCAACAATGATTTAATTGACTTATGTGTAGAAGAGTATCCAGATGGAAATCACTACGAAGAACAACACGAAAAAGATAGAAGAGAAATTGCAAACATAAATGATTATGAAACAAAAACACATAAGTTTGAAATAATAGAATTTTGGGGTTCTATCAATGGATATGACCTTTTAGATGCTGGAGTTGAGTTTGATGATGATGATGATCTTACTCAAGAATATCAAGCGAACATTTGGTTTACAGATAACAAAGTTATAAAAGCACAACTTAATCCACTACCCGGTGGAATCATTCCATATTTTATTTTCCCATATGAAAAAAATCCTCATGCCTTTTGGGGAACAGGTGTTCCACGAATGATGCGTGATTCACAAAACACTATGAATGCAGCAACAAGAATATATCTTGATAATGTAGCTTTATCTTCAGGTCCTATGGTTGAGGTCAATACAGATATTATGGCTTCAGGTGAAGATCCAACGGAACTATATCCTTGGAGAGTGTTCTTGCGAGAGGGGGGAGATGGGAACCAACCTATGGTTCGATTCTATCAACCACAATCAAACTCTCCTGCACTTGTATCAGTAATAGAGTTGTTTAGAAGATTTGCTGACGAGACTACAGCATTACCCTCATATACACACGGACAAACACAGAGTTCATTAAACAGAACAGCAACTGGTATATCAATATTGATGTCCAACGCAAACATAGTTTTAAAATCTGTCATTAAAAATATTGACGATTATTTAACCAAACCAATGATACGATCTTTGTATGACTGGAACATGACATGGAATGATGATGAAATGGTCAAGTCAGATATGAGGATTGTTGCAAGAGGTTCCACAGCCCTAATACAAAAAGAAGTACAATCACAAAGATTGTTACAATTCTTATCTTTGATTAATAATCCTATGGATGCACAAATGATCAATAGAGAAAAACTATTGGTTGATATTGCAAAATCCCTAGATATTGATCCAGATGAAGTAATTAAATCACAAGAGGAGCTAATGAATGAGCAAGCACTACAACAAGCTATCGCTGCCAGCCAGCAGGGCGGTCAGAGCCCTGAAGTCCAAAATGCCGAAGGAATGGTCGGACCTGATGGAAGAAATGGAGTCCCTTCGCCAGATGGAGAGGGACCAGTTGGAAATAACGGAGGACTACCGCTTTAGTCAAGGTCGTTGCGACATTTTAAAGTTTATAGTATCTTTAGACGAGATTGCTGGTAAAGTAATCGAATCGTTAGGTACCCGTAAGGATACATCTAACATATATAAATAATTTTATCGACACCCCAGATAAGGACCGAGAAAATGAGTAGAGAAAAAACTAGAGGCGAGATGATCGCTGAAAGGCTTGAAAAAGAAGCTGATGAGTTGCAGAAGCAGATGCAAGAAGCTCAACAGGAATCCGAACCCGAAGCAAAGGGACTTGCAAACCCCGAAGCAGAGGTAGAGGACACTCCAGAAGAGATTGTTGAAGAAGCAGAAAATTCACCCGATGAATCTCAGGATACTGAAGAAGCAATAGATCAGCCAGAAGAAGAGATTCAGGAAGAAGAAGCTAAATCTGATAAAGGTTTATCGGATTCTAATTGGGAAGAAAGGTACAAGAATGCTCAGGCACGAATGACCAAAGCTACCCAACGAGAGAAAGAACTCGAAGCAAAAGTTGTTGAGATGGATAATAAACTCAAGGCAATGGACGCAATGAAGTCTGAGACTCGGATTGAAAAACAGAAGGAAGATGTCAATGTAGATCTTTCTCAGATAGTCAAAGACTATCCAGAGATTGTAGGACCTCTTCAAAAATATGTAGATGCTCGCATCTCTGCTGTGGATCATAAAGTAACTCAGGCGACAGAAGATGTTATGAAAGCTCGTAAAGAAGAAGCCGATAAAGTGCATTTCTCAAAGATTGCAGATGCCCACCCAGATTATCAGTCAGTTTCACAAAGCGAAGATTTCGATTTGTGGCTTGGCAGACAATCAAGAATGTGGAAATCAGCAGCAACTGAAGGCGATGCAGAAGATGTAATATCTCTTTTATCAAAATACAAGCAAGATTTAGGTTTGGTTTCCAAAACTGTTTCTAAAAAGGAATTAGTAGAAAAGGCAAAACAAAATGTTGAACCTTCACTCTCTAAAGCCCGGAAACAAAATTTAGGTAGTAGCAAAAAGATTTGGACTGCCCAAGAAATTGGAAGACTTTCTGATAAAGAGTTTCGTAAGTTAGAAAAAGAAATTGATCTAGCTTATTCTGAAGGAAGGGTGCGGGACAAGTAATTTTGCTATTTTTATAAAACTTTTTTAAAAGGAGAAAAAAATGGCATATTCATCTTCAAGTGGAAGCTTTAGCTTCGCAAGTGGTGAACAGCACTTCATACCTGAAGTATTTTCTAAAAAGTTACAAGCTAAGTTTTACGCTCAAACAATTTTATCTGAGGTAACAACTAACGAGTACGAAGGAGAAATTTCAGGACTAGGTAATAAGGTAAACATTAGAACAGTCCCAGCTGTTACAGTTGCAGACTATACTGGTTCTTTATCTTATGCAGATGTAACTTCAGGCACAGTAGAGCTTGATATCAACAAGGCTAAAAGCTACGCTTTTAAAGTTGATGATATTTTAAGATCACAAGCCGATATTGATTTCATGAATGCAGCAGCAGAAGATGCAGCTCAAAACATGAAAATTGCTATCGAGACAGATGTGTTTGCAAACATTGGTTCAGGATCATCTTTAACAGATGTTAATAGTAGTGAGGCTGGAACTAATGCAGGTAACATCCTTGGTCATATTTTGACTGCTGGTAAAACGCTTGATCAAAATAATATCCCAGAAACAGAAAGGTTCATGATTATTGACCCAGCAACTGCTGCGATCATTAAAAATTCAGACCTTAAGCAAGCATACCTTACAGGTGATGCTGAGTCTCCACTAAGAAATGGTAACATTGGAATGATTGACAGATTTACTGTTTATGTATCCAACAACTTACCTACAAGTGGATCTGTAACTACTGGATTCTTTGGTCATCCTAAAGCTGTAGCATATGCTTCTCAAATGACTAATACTGAAACTGTAAGACTTGAGTCTTCATTCGGTGATGGTGTGAGAGGACTATCTGTTTATGGCTATAAGGTTGTTGTACCAACAGCAATTGGCGAAATTAAGTTAAATTCTTAATTATATAGTTGGGGAGCTTCGGCTCCCCTTCTTTAAAGAAAATGCCAAAAGGATCAAAAAAAGAAGCTTTAGAGCGAAGATTAAAAGCTCAAGGTAAGAAGAAAGGTTTAACAGGTGATAGATTGAATGCCTATGTTTATGGTACCTTAACAAAAGTTCTAGGACCGAAGGGATCAAGGAAAGCCTCAAGAACTGGTAAAATAAGAGCAAGGAAAAAGAAATGAAGAAAGACGAAATTTTAAAAGTTGCAAAAGAAAAGTTTAATGTCAAACTAAATCCAAAAGAAAAACTTGCAGACTTGCAACATAAACTAGATACCCTAGAAGAGAGTTCAGAGGTTGTAGAAGAGCCAGTTCAAGATTCTTCAAGAAGGCAACCAATAGCATCAAAAGGAGAAAGCGGAAGAGTAGTCCGTTGGAATCCTTTGCACAGAGAAGAGTATTGGACTTTTATTTATGATAAAAGATCTTTAACAAAAGAAGAAATCAAAAAACTAGGATTGTAATATGGCAACAGTAAAAGTAATTGATATCATAGATAAAGCAGAGGAGATTTTACAAGATACAACAAATGTAAGATGGACTCAGGCTACACTTCTTGGATATTTAAATGATGCTCAAAGAGAGATAGTTCTTTATAGACCTGATGCCAACCCGGTAAATGAATCTTTTACTTTAGCACAAGCTTCAAAACAATCTCTTCCAGCCGCAGGCTTAAGATTATTAAATATATATAAAAACAACTCACCAACAACAAAACCTATTACAAATATAGAAAAAAGAGTTTTAGATGATCAAATTGAAGATTGGCATGGAACAACTGGAACTACAGTTGAACATTACATATATGATCCAGTAGATCCTAAAGTTTTTTATGTATATCCACATCCATCAGGTGGAGGTCATACTATAAGTATTGTTTATAGTTCAGCCCCCTCTAATATAACCATAGCTAATTTTAGTACAGCAACAACTGTTATTTCATTAGATGATGTATATGCAAATGCTATATTAGACTATATTTTATATAGATCTTATTTGAAAGACGCTGAATATGCAGGTGATATGCAAAGAGCAGGGGCATATTTACAATCCTTTCAAAGTGCAATAGGAGTAAAGAACCAAGTTGATGCTGGAACCTCACCTAGACCGTCAACACCAGTTCAATAATGAGCAATGGCAGTATCAAAAAAGATAGAAACTTTAGTACCTAAAGTAAAACGAGAAGCACCAAGCTGTCCTTCTTTTCTTGCCATTGAAGAACTAAGAAACACTCTTATTGAATTTTGTGTCAATACAGACATTTATTTACAAGATCTTACTCTTTTACAAGTAGTAAAAAATTTAAATGAATATAGTTCATCTGATTTAGATATACCTGTTGGAACTGAACTCAATCATATTATTGATGTTTATAAAGAGTTTTCAGAATCTACCGGGACTCAAGTTTCTCAAAAAAGATATTATAAATTAGAGGCAAAAGCACAGATAGGTGCTGTTTCTATTTTTGATGTTTATGGTAAAGGAGCTGTAAAGTATTATACGCAGAGAGATCAAGAAACTATTTTGTTTGCTCCAACACCTACTGTAAATGAAAAAGTTTATGTTTTGTATTCTTTAAAACCTAAACAGACAGCAACAACAATTCCTTCTATAATAGCTAATGAGTATATGGAAACCATAGTACATGGTGCTTTATATAGATTGCAGATGATGAAAGATAGTCCTTGGACAGATTTACAAGCTGCTGATCTAAATAAAAGAATGTACGATAAAGGAGAGGCACAAGCTGTTAGAAAGTCAAAATACGGCAATGTGGGTGCTCCTCTTACAGTTAAATATCAGGAGTTTGTATAGTGGCATATTCAGAAACAATAAAATTAGTTAAAGGTGATACTTTGCCAGAACTTACTATTACTCTGAAAGATAGTAATACTGCTGCAAGCGGACAAGTTTTAGATCCTGAAGATCCAAATACTTTTGCTCCTATAGATGTTTCAGGGGGAACTGTCAGAATAAGAGTAAGAGAAATAGGTGAAACAACAATTCTTAAAACTATAACGGCATCAATTACAGATGCTACCGCTGGAAAGGTTGCTATGTTATTTCCATCAGATACATTTCCTGCAGCGGGTATTTTTGAAGCGGAGGTTGAGTTTACAAAGTCAGATGGCAATATTCAAACAGTCAATGACTTAATAAAACTTAATGTGAGAGATGATTTTGACTAATGGCTATAAGACTAAAGGTAGAATTTTCTGCTCTCCAAGTTCAAGTTACCAAACAGGAGTTTGCATCCCTTCAGGCATCATCTGATACCACAACTCTTTTAGAGTTTGTAAATCTTAAAACAAGACTAGATTTTATAGACCTTAGTACGGTTCTTACTTTAGATTCTGATACTAAAAATCTATACTTCATGGCTTCTCTTGACTCTCCAAACGCAGAGACAATTACATTTACAGACACAGATGTTAGAAGTGTTGGTCTTGGTAAATCAGATTCCACTTCAGTTGGAGATCAAGACCCAGCAAAAGCATTTAACTTAGGAAAGTCAGACACCCCAACAATTAGTGAAAGTCTTTCAAGAGTGGTTCAGTATGTAAGAGGATTTACTGATTCTCCTTCAATGTCTGAGGATATTACATCAAAAGACACATCTTTAGGTAAATCGGATTCTCCAACAGTTACTGAAGATCTTGCAAAATTATTTAGTAGTATTCAGGCAGATACCACATCTGTTTCAGAGCAAGCAGTCAGAAGTGTGGATGTAGGAAAAACAGATAGCGTTACATTTACTGATCCTATAGAGGTTGAGGTTGACTTATCAAAAAGTGATAGTGTTTCTTTTTCTGATACACCTTCTTTGGAAACTGCAAAAGTAAATACAGATACTCTTTCAGTATCAGAGTCAGATGTAAAATTAGTAGGTAAAAATGTTGATGATGGTTCACAAATACCAACAACAAAAACTTATACCGTAACAGTAGCTTCAGCCACAAACAGTTATGGCTCTGGAAACAAATATCATATAGATGGTCTTTCAAGCCCCGGATTAATTCTAAATTCAGGATTTACTTACACATTTGATCAATCTGATAGCAGTAACTCTGGACATCCGCTTAGATTCTCAACAACTGCAAATGGTACTCATGGTAGCGGTTCAGAATATACAACAAATGTAACAACTAATGGAACACCGGGAAGTTCAGGTGCATACACAAGAATAACTATATCTGATTCAACACCTAGTCTTCATTACTATTGTACAAACCATAGTGGTATGGGAGCGGCAACATCAACTCAAAGCTCTTCTGATACTAATTTTGCAGTTACTGTTGCTTCTGGTGTAAATAATTATGGATCAGGCAATAAATACTATATTGATGGAATAGTTTCTCCGTTAGTTCATCTAGTATCAGGAAATACATACACCTTTGACACCTCTGCATCTAGCAACTCTGGACACCCTTTTAGGTTTAGTGAGACTGCAAATGGATCTCACAATAGTGGAACTGAATACACAACTGGAGTTACTACAAACGGCACAGCAGGTTCAAGCGGTGCATACACAAGAATACAAGTAACAAATAGCACAGCTACAACACTTTTCTATTATTGTACAAATCATAGTGGCATGGGAGGAGAGATAAATTCTTCAGTTTCAACTGGAGGAGATATAGCGATGTCTGAATCTTTGGCAAGAATTGTTTCTTACATAAGAACATTTACAGATGCAGCAGCAATGGATGATACAGCTAGTGCATCAGATGATTTAGCTACAGAGTCAGGGATTAATAAAAACAATGTATTTTCAGTTTCAGATGCCCCAACGTTTGCTGTTGGAAAGCCGGGAGTATCAGACTCTTTTAATGTTTCAGAATCTGCAGCTTTAAGTTCAGAACTTGTAAAGTCTGATTCTGTAGGTCCTTCTGATGCAACACCAGTTTTTTCTATTTCTCTTGCACCTTCTGATAGTTTATCTCTCTCAGAAGTGTTATCTTTAGGTGGACAGAATGTTTTTTCAGATCAGATTAGTGTAACTGAATCTACAAACTTGAACTCAGCAGATGGGGTTCAGGATTCTACATCCATTGTAGAGAGCCTTGCTTCTGCGTTCAATTCAAATAGATCAGACTCGCTGATAATGTCTGAACAATCGGTGCTTACTTTTAGCAAATCTCTTTCAGATAATGCTACAATAAGCGAATCGGTAAGTATTCTGTTTATACCTGGTGGTGGGTCAATTTTGAATACTGCCGCTTTAAATACATTTGTATTAAATTAGGAGCTCATAAAAAATGATAAATGATAATTTAAAACTAAAAGGTAAGCTTGCTATTGCAATCAATGGCGATGTCGTACAGGAAGTTGATAACCTTGTTGTTACAGCAGGTAAAGGTTATGTAGCTTCCAGAATGAAAGATGCAACTGCAACAGCTATGTCTCACATGGCTATTGGTAGTGGATCTACAGCAGCTGCCGCCTCAGATACAGCACTTGGAAATCAGCTTGGGAGAGTTTCTCTTACAAGCACATCTGTTTCTAGTGCAGTTGTAACCTATGTTGCAACATTTGCGGCTGGCACAGGTACTGGTGCTGTTACAGAAGCTGGATTATTTAATGCTTCTTCTGGCGGTACTATGCTTTGTAGAACAGTATTTTCAGTTGTAAATAAAGGTTCAGCCGACTCTATGACAATTACCTGGACAGTAACAGTCAGCTAATATTTTAGGAGGCTAATACTGTGGGAATTGTTTTTAAGAACAATGCCAAGACTACACTTGCATCAAGTCTATCAAACTCTGCAACGAGTGCGACAGTTACAGATGGATCTGTTTTTCCATCCTTAAGTGCTGGTGAATTTTTTCTAATTACCTTTGATGATGGAAGTAATAATGAAATATGTAAGTGTACAGCTAGATCTGGCAACACCTTAACTATTGTCCGTGCTCAAGAGAGCACTACGGCAAGAGCATTTAGCTCTGGCGATGCAGCCGAGGGAAGGGTTACAGCTGGGGTTTTAGAAACAATCCAAGAAAATATTGCAGCTAAATCTGCAAACCAGACTGTATTCAATGCAACTACAGCTGGAGGAGCAACAACTTATAATATAGGAACTAATCCAGGCGTAGAAGCAAATGCCATGGTATTCCTAAATGGTGTATTACAACACCATGACACCATATCTTTTTCAGGAACAAACCTAACTTTTGATGCCGCACCACCAAACGGCATGGCTCTTGAAGTTATTATTGATAACCTAATTAATTTACAAAGTTCTAATCTTACAGTAGATACTTTTACCGCAGCAGATGTAAGTGGTAATCCTCAAACAGACTTTACTTTGTCTGATACTCCAGCAGCAGAAACTAATTTAATAGTTTTCGTTGATGGTGTTTTTCAAGATCAAGATGCATATACTATTTCGTCAAATACCTTAACAATAACTACAGGAGTTATAGCTGGAAGAGGTGTAACAGTTTATGTAATAAATCCAGTAAATATTGGAACACCAAGCGACAGCACAGTTACAAGTGCCAAGTTGTCTGGCAATATTACTATGCCAGGCACTTTGACTGTGGGATCTAATGATGTTGCTTTTGATTCACCTACTTTTGTTGTAGATCATACAAATTCAAGGGTTGGGTTAGGGACTGCTTCGCCATCCGTTCCCGTAGATATTGTTGGTGATGTAAAAATGTCAGCCAACTTAACAGTTGATACATCAACGCTTATAGTAGATTCAACAAACAATTGTGTTGGAATTGGTATTACTCCAGTTCCAGGTCAATCAGGTTCTACTACACTTCATATAAACAGTTCAAATGCAGCTTCATATTTAAGATTAACAAATTCTGCTACTGGTAGTGCTACAACTGATGGTTTTGATATATTAAATGTTGGAGCAGAAGCATATGTTTGGAATAGAGAAGACGGCAATATAAGATTTGGTGTAGATAATACTGAAAAAATGAGATTAACTGATGACGGTGAAATTCAATTAGGCACTTCAATAGGAAACTCTACATATGCTGGTCAGTTAAATAGTGTTGCCAACTTAGGCACATCAGGGGCAAACATACAAACTAGAAATGGAACTGGTAATAAACATTATATTCTTCGTGGAGACAATAATGTTGAGTATGGATTTTTAGGGTTAGATTCTCAATCGGGTGCAGCTAATTTATTGGTTGGCTCTGCTGATAATCAAAGCATTAGGATGCAGTCTGGTGGAATGCAAATAGAACTTACAGATGGGGTAAATGGGGATAGTACAACAGACACAGGGACACTAAGTATTACAAATACTGACATATCTGGTGGTGGACAAGTTTACAGCATAAGAAGTGGAAGATACTTAACAAGCAATGGCACAGGGTGGGGGACTGCGGACGGCAAAAATCCTGCTTTAGTAATTGCAAATGATACATCTACTACAGGAGATAGAAGCCAACCAGGTATCATACTACATAACGAAAACAATACAGATGATGCTTATGGTCCCTTCATAGGCTGGGGATCAAAATCTGCTTCTGGGTCTTTTAATACAGGATATGCTTGGATTATGGGGAGCCCTACAGGCAATGGACCAGATACAAATTGGAAAGCAGGGCAACTAGAACTATATACACAAAGTACTGCTTATGTTGCAGACAAACCAGGCATTAGGATTACTTCAGCTGGATTAGTACAAAAACCAAGACAGTATGATGCAAATGGTTTCTTTTGGGCTAGGTCAACATCTAACCCTTCTGGACAAAGTGGAACAACAGGAGTTGTATTTACCACCCGTGCACAAGCAGGTTCAGGCAATTTCAGTACAACCACAGGAAGATATACAACGCCAGTTGAAGGCATATATCATTTTAGTACACAAGTTAGAATCGATGCATTAAGTGATTCAAATGCCTACATGAGATTAGCATTTTATACAGGAACTTCACCATCGGTCACTCAAGAAAGTTATGGTCAGGGTCATGTAATTTATGGACCTGGAAGTTATTCTACAAACTATTATTCTATGGTTAGTAGTTGGTCTGTTCATTTAGCGGCAAATGTGCAAGTGGGAGTAGCTGTTTTTTCAGATCAAGGAACCTATACAATACATCAAGAAAGTAATTTTTCAGGACATTTAGTAGGGTAAATTATGGCAAAAACAAAAATACATGGCGAATATTTAGATCCTTCAGTAATATCTGGACAGACTCAGGTAACGGCTGTTGGGGCTGATTCTATGCTTATCTTTGATGCTACGGACAATGCTCTGAAGAAAGCTCTG